GCCGCGTCCTGCGCGTAGAAGTGTGCAGATATAAGTCCGTCTCTCATTCGTCTTCCTCCGTATTATTCAAAAGCTGAAACTTGATTACCTCTAAGACACCTACCACAGAGGCTAGAGGGAGTGCCTCGTCAAACTTCTCCAGAACGCCCATAATCTCCTGATACAGGGCTTCTATCATCACCTGCTGGCTCAACCCCTCATCTCCTGAGCCAAGCTCTTAAATCCCCAATCCTCTGCCATCCTAGCGCACCGCAACATCTCCTCCTCGCGCACTATGTCCGCAAACCTCTGCAACTGGGTACGAGAGTCTTCGTGGAAGTTGAACAACAACTCCCCTTCCTTGAGAAACAATCCCGCCTCTACCGCTAAGTCGTCAATCGTCACACTCGGCCTCCACTTCTGCTAGAAACGCTTTAATCTTCTCTAACATCTCGTCTATCTCCTTTTGCTCTGGCTCGAACCGCACGATGAACAGCATCTTGCTTACCGGCAGTCGTGAGTCAAAGCTCACAAAGTCGCACCATTTCCTACCCGTACAGGCAAGTTGGAGCATCATCTGGTTCTTGTACTTGGTGGGAACCTTGCCCGCCTTCCTGTATTGCAGGTGCGTGGCTGTATTTGGGTTCTTTATCTCTACTAGACCATCATCCCCCACCAAGCCGTCAGGAGAGGCTCCTAGCCACTTTATAATCGGGTGTGGGACAAAGCCTGTCTGGTCTACGAAAACGCCCGTGTGAGCCTCGTATGCGGCTCTGGCGATGGGTTCCTGCTCGGTTCCCCTAATCATGGCCGCGTTGGGCGCAAACCCCGCCTGGGGCATCTTGGTAAGTCTTTCTGCTACAAGCTGCCAGAGGTAGTTCTTGCGGGTCTCTGTGTCCTTGCCCGCCAAGGCATCGCTAACCCTGCTCGCGGTGCAAAACCCCAGCCTCGCTTCCAGCCATTCCTGAGAACCTTGGACTATTACTGTTAAGTCTGTCATGTAGCCTCCTCTTGGCAATCATCAATTCCGCTTCAAGCCTATCCGTACTCATACGCAGTCGCTGAGCAACATTGTGGCTCAAATTATATGGATACTGGATATACCTTGCCTTCAAAACCCTGCGACTTATATCAGGTAAAACCCTTACTGCGTCTTCAACCATCTGCCCGTCTAGCATATCGGGTTCTATCCTTGGTTCCTCGCCCTCGAATACATCCTCAGATTCGTAGTTCCCCTCTGCGCTGGCTGCGCGGGTACGAACCTCTGGGCCAAGAGGCCCGTATGCACACCACCAACCCCAGTTTTTGAGACGGTCTTCGCTAATCATGTCCTTTGAACCATAGTTCGTATAACTCCGGCCTATTTGCTTTAATCCAAGGTTGGGCAGATTGTATAAGTTCTTTGGCATTAAATCCACACGTTTGAGAACCGACGTGGTGGACGTAAGCCCTGCTGATGGCGTGCTGGAAACCCTTCTTCTGGATGTCCAGGCATTGCACGTCGTCCGAGTACCAGTTTAGTGGCGGGAAGTCTACCCACGCGTCCTTGTGTATGTAACTACAAATCGGAGCTATAACATCGGTGATGTTAATAAGGTTCTCGGTCTCGTACCTGAACCACTCCATTTTTCCCTGCCCTAGCCGAATGTTCTGCAATCCTCGGGCATAATCAGACCTAGCGGATGCCCATCCGAGGGGGATGCTTTTGTCTCGCAAAAACGCAACGTCCTCGCCAAGCAGCTTCCAAGTGGTAGGGTTGAACACAATATCGTCGTTACAGACAACAACCTCGTCCACCTCCTCGAACGCCCGCTTGACCACCGCGTTATAAGCGTCGCCAAAGTTAGTCGCGTCGTTGGGCAGGTTCACAGTCCTGTGGCGCGGGAAGATAATGTCGCTACCAGCTAGGAATACCGTCACATCCTGCGGGACATAAAATGTCACGGAGGCGGCTAGGACAGGAAGGCACTTCCCCTCAGTTGTTGCTATCGCTATTGCTTTCATTCAGTTCCTTGTTTACGTCGTCAAGCAGGTCTTGTTCTGTAAATCCGTAGTGCTTTGGGAAGCCCTTGGTTCCGAGTCCGTGAACTCCTTCATCTCCACGATGATGGCGAGGGCAGAGGGGGATGACGAAATAATTACTCGGTCTACCCCACCCTTGTCCACTCCGAATATGGTGTAACTCAGCAGGCGTGCCCTCATAGCCCAGTCTTCGACAGACAGCACATCCCAATTCTGCAACCGCAGACATATGCTTCTTTTCATCAGACGTTTTGTAAGTGCTTCCACGTTTGGCCATAACGGATATTCCCTAGCGTTTTTATTTTTAACTGATATTGATTCGCTATTTTTTTAAGTGGCTCTGTTCCAAACTTAACTAATTTAGCAACCTCTAACGATACCTTTGCATTTCCGTTTTGATGTCCACGTTGTGCCGTACCATGTATAAGTTTGTCAGCGTGGTTATTTTTCTTGGTGTCCCAGCGCAAGTTTTCTAATCTATTGTCAGAACGGACTCCATTGTTATGGCAAGCCTCTAAGCCAACTCCTGGAGAGCCAACAAATGCCATTAAAACAATCCTATGCACAAGTTCAGTTTTGCGTTCTATGGCTGTGCTTAAATTAACAATCATGTATTTATTTGTTTTGTGAAAAATTGGCTTTAATACTTTGCCGCCTTTTTCTGCAATACCAAACGAGGTGTTTACTTTTCTTTTCTTTGAACGAACGCTTCCAAGATTAGAAACCTCGTAAAAACTTTCCCAGCCCACAACATCTTTCCATTGTTCGTCCATATTAGGTTCCTTTCCTAGTTTTTATACGGGCTATCAGAGTACCCAATTCTTCGGCAGACCACGCATCCGAGGGCTGCAACTTTAGAGAGATGGTTTTTTTCATCTTTTGTCACCTAGCCCCCTCGTATTCTCGCTGAACTTAACGTCGTGTTCCAAGGCCCATTTCACCACCTTCTCTACATACTCCGAGAACAAGGCTTGGTTTAACTCGCTCGTACTAGGCTCTAACATCTTTATGCTTCCGTCTGGCAACTCAATCATCCGTTCAGGCAAAAACAAGGCCCGCAAGTACTCGTGCCAGATGCTTGGCTCGTAAGCCTTACCAACAACCATCTGCTCGGATATATCTCCCAAGACCGCCCAGTAGTACCTGTTGCTATCAAGACTGCGTTTAGGTGGCCGGACTTCTAGAATATGCCCGTCAGGTGCGTTATCCACCATCTCACGGGCTAGGTTCCTATTATGTGGGGAGAGAATCATCTCATCGCCTCCACCATCTTGCGAATATCGGCAAGGGTCTTTTTGACCAGTTCGTTATCCTTTGCAAGCGGCTTATCCATCCCGATATGGAAATTTGGTTTATCAGGGATACGAGGCCCATCGTTCAAAAGTTTGGCAAAAGCTAAAGCTGATGGCGGTCTTTCTGGGCTCATGTGCTTTAAGGCGTAGTCAATCTTTGGCCTGTACGTCAGACGGCTACCACACTCCTCTTTCCAGACCTGTCTAACAAGCGATGGGTCTACACCCTCCCAATGCCGTGTAAACACAGACCCGTAGATGGCACTCATCTTGCCAAACACATAATCTAAGCCGTCATCAGGTTTACAGAAATCACTTTCCGAGTAAGGCAACATTATTTCCTCCTCCTACAATTCCTCGAGTTAGCCCTGTAAGAACATCCCTATTCCTATCCCCAACATTCTTATACTCTTTTTCGCGCACCCATTCTGCCTTAAATCCTCGCCAACCTCTAGCCGTAATTTCAGTTAAAGCCTGTTCTAGAGACCAACCGGCTTTGGCAGCCTCATTCTTGATGGCAACAATAACCGTCTCGGTTACTACTGCTCGCGCCTTTTGCCTTTGGGCTAAGAAAGAATCCCAAACCTCAGACGACACGCCTTCAGGCGCCTGTATCTTCTTTATTGGTTTATGGTTATTGGTTATTGGTTCTTGGTTAGGGTTACGACTGGGTTGCGACTGGGAACCGACTGGGTTTTTATCCTTGGGTGGTCGCCCTCCAGCCGCGCCGTTAAGCCGATTCTTTTCACATTGGGCATGGTATTTTTCAATCTCCAAGTCCACTCTAGCCTGATGCCAGCCGTCATCTTTCAAGACAAAAAAGTCTTTTAGGACATTTTTTAATGCGCCCGCTTCTTCCTCGGATACCAGTCGTAACCGTCTGGAAACCGACTGGGTTTCGACTGGGATAGGCTTCTCGTCTAGGTAGTACCAGTCGATTAGGTCGCGGTAAATGGAATGTTCTAGGCGCGTAAGGTGTACCGTATCTTTGCGGTAGTCGCCTATGTTGAAGGTGTAGTAATGCAAGCCAATCTCCTTCGGTGCTGTTCCCTATCCGGTGAGAATTCCGGCTGGTCAGCACCCTGACGGGTTAAAGATTCGGTCAGATAAGGAACAGCCCGAAAAGGACTGGCTACCTAACCAGCAATACGCCTCTCACAGCGCAGTAACTACGATACCACAGATTCAGTTAAGTTCAACAACTTTCACTTCCCACCGGTTCCCAACCTTTACCCAGCCGTGTAAATGCACCTTCCAGTTGCTCCGCACCATTTCTGGGTAATACTGATTTTCTAGGATTTTGTGCTTTCTGGCCGACATATTGGATGCCGTGGTGGTCTGAACGGCTAAGGTGTCCCCGTTTCCTATGGCCAAAAGGTCTATACAGCCAAACAAGTCCTGGCGAATACGGGCAAAGCTGTTCCAATGTTCGACTGTCCAGACCGAATAGCCTTGGTCTCGGAGGTATTTCAGGCTTCTTTGGGTAGGGGACATTCTTACATTCTACTGTATAACCATACATTAGGGTTAATCCTAGGTATATTTCTTACACAACCCCGAAAAGTAGTGTAAGATTCTGTTCATGGCATCCCGCCATACGCCGAGGAGGGCATATGAAATACGACGAAGATTGGTATTACACACCACCACAAGAGCCTGAGTCTGAGGAGGACGAAGACGACGATTCTTACTGGCAAGAACGCGCATGGGAGGCTAACCGTGACTGATTGCCAAGCCCACGCACAACAGCAAGAGCAAGAACAGCAAGAGACCGAAGCCCTGTGGGAACGCCAACGCCTGATGTCCCAAAACCACGGCAAGATGATTGGTTGCGCCCAGGCGATACGGGACGCTAACCTTGACGACGACTATGTAACAATTGCGGTAAAATATCTACTAGAGGCACTTGAAGAACACGACGACATTATGAGGAGGTTCAAATGAACGCAGTAGATTTACTAAAGATTAACGTCAACGACCACACGGAGAAGAAGGGAAACCTTACATACCTGTCGTGGGCATGGGCTTGGCAAGAGGCAATCAAGGCAGACCCGCAAGCAGAGTGGACTGTCAAGATGTTCGGTCAGTCGTACGACCAACCGTACGTTTCAATCGGCGACACCAAGATGGTATTCGTGGACGTTACGATGTTCGGCAAGACGCTTACTTGCCAGCTTCCTGTCCTTGACCACAAGAACAAGGCTATCCCTAACCCAGACGCTTTTCAGGTCAACACGGCCATCATGCGTTGCCTGGCTAAAGGGATTGCGTTACACGGTCTAGGCTTATACATCTACGCAGGAGAAGATTTACCCGAGGATGGCTCAAAACCTGAGCCAGAGGCTTATGTAAAACTAATCGAGGAGAGCAAAAATGTCACAGATTTACAATCAAATTGGAAAGCAGCGTACACAGCGTCTCAATCAGATGCGGGGTTTATCGCCGCTATCACGGTTGCCAAGGACAAACGAAAAGCAGAGCTTTCCGCTGCTTGACACCCTAGCCTTTGTAGCGTGTTGCGTTACAGGCTACGCCGTACTGGTGATGCTATGAACGCACTACGCCAAGCACTAGCGCAGGAAGAAAAGCCGCCAGTTAAGTCTTACTGCGGGGGTAAAGCTAACTACTGCACCCCTGAAGTTACCCCTGATGTGGAACTGGCGGCGCAGATTAACAAAAGACTGAAAAGGAAGAATCATGTATGAGAGCGACCAGGTTGTGACAATTATTCGGTGCGGGAACCGGCTTCAACACGAGATGGCTAATTCTTATTCCCCAAACCGAGAAACCATCATTGCCTTGTGCCAGCAAATACAAAACTCAACAAACGCACTTTACAGGTGGGCAAACGGTATAGAGGAGGACGAAAATGAGTAGGTTTACTTATATTCCCTCCGACCAAACCGACCTGAGAGAGTCCATGAAAAGATATAGAAAGATGGTAGAAGATGAAAATCGAAGATTACATTCTGGCAAGCAAGAAGCCAGTTCACCCAACCCACCTGGCAGAGAGGTTCTCGGTCAGCAA